TCCTCGACGCCCCTGGTAGACACCGGGCAGTTGCGCAGCGCCATCACCTGGCGCGTGGAGGGGTGATGGACCTCGCCGTCATCGAGCCCGCGCTGGTCACCTGGGCAGCCGCCCTCACGAGCGTGCCTGCGTCCTGCGTCCAGTGGGAGAACGCCCCGCGCGTGCAGCACACCGGGAGCCTCGTGCTCCTGCGGTGGGTGTCTGAGGTCGCCGCAGGGGTCGACGCGCCCCGCTGGGACTACGCCGCGGACCCCGACCCCCTGGCCGAGATGACCCCCGTCGTCGAGGGCAACCGCCAGCTCGCGCTCCAGGTCGACATCGAGGTCCACGACCAGCGACCGGGCGTCAACGCTCACGCCATCGCCTCGCGGGCCCGCACCCGCGTCTACTGGCCCTCGCTCCTCGCCTCGCTCCGCGCCGTAGGCCTCGCCGTCGCGCGTGTCGAGCAGGTGCTGGTCACCGACTACCCCGTGGACGGGCGTTTCGTCTCCCGCCGCACCCTCGACGTGATCCTCAACGCCGTGTCGGCCGAGACCGACGCCGCAGGGGCCACCAGCTACATCGCCACCGTCACCACGGTGGGCACTGTGACGCGCCCCGACGGAGGGGCCCTCGACCCCGACAACGCCCCCGGAGGCACCGCCCCATGAGCCTGGAAGAAATCGCCTCGGTCACCATCAGCAGCACCTCCGCGCAGCCGTCGCGCGCGGGCTTCGGCACGCCCCTCCTCGCGGCGTACCACACCAAGAGCGTCGACCGGGTGCGCTCGTACACGAGCCTCGCGGCCCTCGTCGCGGACGGCTTCACGCCGAGCTCTGCGGTGTACCGCGCCGTCGCCGCGATCTTCAGCCAGAACCCCCGCCCCGTGCGGGTGAAGGTCGGCCGGCGCGCGCTGCCCTTCACCCAGGTGGTGCGGGTGGTGCCCTCGGCCCTGGTGTCGGCCTCGGTGTCGGAGACCTACACGCTGGAGGTCGACGGCTTCGAGGTGTCCTACACGAGCGACACCACGGGCACCCTCGCCGAGGTGTGCACCGGCCTCGCCGCGGCCATCAACGCCCTCGCCGACGACGACGCCATCCTGGCCACGGGCGGCGCCTCGTCGGGCAGCCTCCAGTCCCTCACGTCGACGGCTCTCAACGGGTCGAGCGGCGCGGGCCCGCTGTCGCCCCCGCGGGCGCTCACCATGACCTTCGACGCCCACGCCGACTGGGACGCGACCACGGTCACGGTGACGGGCACGGATGAGAACGGCGCCACGGTGACCGACACCTTCGCCGTCCCCAACGGCGGCGGCGCCACGGTCAACGGCGCGAGCGCGGTGCACTTCAAGACCATCACCGCCGTCTCCATCCCCGCCCAGAGCGGCGCCGGCGGCACGTTCACGATGGGCGTGCGCGCCCCGGTCACGGCCGACGGCACGAGCGGGACGCACGTCGTGTGCACCGCCCCCGTCGCTGGCGAGCTGCACGCGTACGAGCCGGTGACGGGCAACGTGGGCTTCACCGACACCACCACCAACCCGGGCCTCGCCACGGACCTGTCGGCCATCCTCGCGGCCGACCCCGACTGGTACTGCCTCCTCCTCGACTCCAACACCGAGGAGGAGATCGTCGCCGCGGCCACCTGGGTGGAGTCCCGCGGCAAGCTCTTCGTGGCGCAGTCGGCGGACCTCGGGTGCGGCGTGGTCGCCACCACCACCGACGTGATGAGCGACGCCAAGGCCGCGAGCTTCGCGCGCACGGTGCTCTTCTTCTACCCCGCCATCGCCGCCGACCTCGGCTGGCTCGCCGCGGGCGTGGCCGGCAACCGCCTCCCCGTCGACCCCGGCTCCGACACCTGGGCCTTCAAGGTCATCGCGGGCGTCACGGCGCGCGCCGTCTCCGACACCCAGCGCGGCGCCATCCTCGGCAAGAACGGGTCGCTCCTGGAGACCGTGGCGGGCGTGTCCTTCACCGTCGGCGGCAAGGTCGCCGAGGGCCAGTGGGTGGACGTGGTGCGCGGCCTCGACTGGTGGACCACGCGCATGAAGGAACGCGTCCTCGCGGTGCAGCTCGCCAACGAGAAGATCCCCTTCACCGACGAGGGCATCGGCCTCCTCGGCGCCGAGGTGCGGGCCCAGCTCGACGAGGGCGTCCGCGTCTCGCTCTTCGCCGCCGACCCCAAGCCCACGGTCATCGTGCCCACCGCGGCCAGCGTGTCCTCGGTCAACCGCGCGGCGCGCGCGCTGCCCGGCGTCACCTTCTCGGCCCGCCTCGCGGGGGCCATCCATTCCACTGACCTGACCGGCGTCGCGTCGGCCTGAGGAGCACCCCAATGCCTGCCCTGCGTACCCATGACCCTCAGCTTGTGCGCGTGTCCTTCGCGGGCCGCGCCCTCAACGACGGCCGCGACGACGCGGACTTCTGCGCCACGGAGTACAGCAAGGAGCTGTACACCATCCACGTCGGCGCCGACGGTTCCGTCACGCGGGTGAAGTCCGCCGACCGGAGCGCCAAGGCCACCATCAACTGCATGAGCACGTCGCGCACCCACAAGGTGCTGACGGCGCTGTACGCCCGCGCCCAGGCCCTGCCCGGCGGCCAGGACATCGGCACCTTCCAGGTGGTCGACCTCAACGGGGCGGTCGTCGAGTCGGCCACCGAGGCCTTCATCAGCAAGGCGCCGGGCAACACCTACGGCGCCGACGTCGGCAAGCGCGCCTGGGAGATCACCCTCACCGAGCTCGTGCGCTCGATTGAGGAGCCTGCGTGATGGGCCGCACCCTCGACGTCCCCGAGACCTCCAAGGTCATCGAGGGCAACACCTACCACTGCCGCCCCATGAGCGCGCGGCGCTCCCTCACGGTGATGACCCGCGTGCTCAAGATGGCCGCGCCCGGCTTCGGCGACGTGGCGTCGCTGCGACAGGCTGCCGCCGCCGTGGGGACGCTCCTCGCGGGCCTCGCGGAGAACCTCGACGAGGACACCCTTCTCGCCGTGTGCGACGCCTTCGCCGAGGAGTCGTCGGTGTCGTTCTCGGCGGGTGGCAATCGACTCGAGCTCGCGGGCGGGTGGGACGAGCACTTCCGCGGCGACCTTGTGGCCCTCTTCGGGTGGCTGCGGTTCTGCGCGGAGGTGAACTTTGGCCCTTTGGTCGCGGCGGCGAAGGCCGCTCTGCCGCCGCCCGCAGAGGAAGAGTCCGCCAAGGCGGCGTGACCATCTCGGTGCCGGGGCACCTGTGCTGGCCGGTGTGGCGGGTGGCGACCTCGGGGCACTTCCGGGACGCCCTCGCCGACATCCAGGACCGCTGGACCCTCGGCGAAGTGTGCGACGCCGCAGACCTCTGCGATGCGCTCGACGATGCAGCGGCCGAGGCCGCAGAGAGGCGGTAGCCCATGAGTGCGGCGGCGCTGCGGACGGTCTTTGCGGAGCTGGGTTTCAACGTCGACTTGTCCGCCCTGGAGGCCGCCAACAAGGCGGTCGACGCCGCGGTCAAGAAGGCGCGCGCCCTGGTCGGTGCCAATGCGGAGGTCGATCGCGCGGAGGAGCAGCTTGCGCGCGACAGGAAGCGGCGCACGCAGGAGCAGAAGGCGGCGCCCGCCGCGGTCATGGGGCAGACGCCCGCTCGTGCGTCGGGCCGCCTCGTGCTCGGGGGCGGTGGGGTAGACCCCGGCGAGTGGAAGGCCCACATCGACCGGCTGAAGAGGCTGCAAGAGCTTCAGGCCAACGCCTCCCAGACCTACAACCCCTTTGGCCCGAAGAAGGACGCTGAGCGCGGCCAGGGAGCGACGTCGTTCGGGGGCAAGGCCGAGGCCTGGTCGAAGCCCGTCACGGGCCTGCTCGACCTTGTGGGGCGCTTCGAGGCCAAGGCGCAGTCGGCCTTCGGGCAGAAGCTGCCCGCGGCGGTGCAGACCTTCATGGGCAAGCTGGGCATCGCCCGCACCGACTTCGCCACCATGGCGCGCGTCGCAGGCGCGGCCACATTGGGCGTCATCGGCGTGCTGCACCGCGCCACGTCCGCCGCCTTCGACTTCGCCGCCGCCTTCACCACCGACGCCGAGGCCCTGCGCGAGACGGCGCGGGAGGCGCGGGTCACCAGCTCCGAGCTCCAGGCCCTGCAGCACGCTGGCGCCGCCTCGGGGGTAGGCACCGAGCGCGTCACCCGGTCGATCACCGCGTTTGGCAACAAGCTCCGCGACGCCAACAACCGCATGGCGGGAGGTTCCGGAGTCTCCCACACGCTGCGGCGCCTGGGCATCTCCATGCGCGACGCGTCGGGGCAGGTGCGCCCCACGGTGGACCTGCTCGACGAGGTGGCCGTGGCGATGGAGCACATCAGCTCCCCGCGCCGGCGCATCCGGGTCGCGGAGTCGCTGGGGCTCGACCGGCGGATGCTCGACATCCTGCACACGGGCGCCGGGGGCATCCGGGCGCTGCGCGAGGAGATGGCCGAGCTCGGAGGTGGCGTCTCCCCGGAGGCCACCGAGGCCGCGCGGAAGTACGCCCAGGCCCAGGAGCGGCTGCGCGTCGCGACGACGTCGGTGCGCAGCGTGCTCTTCGTCGCGCTCGCGCCCGCGCTCCAGGGGGTCATCGACAAGACCTCCAAGCTCTTCGGGTGGTTCGCGCGGATGAGCCGCGGCACGCGGGTGTTTCAGATCGCCCTGGGCGTGCTGGCCGCCGTCGCCCTCGCCGCCGCCGGGTCGGTGGTGGTGGGGTGGCTGGCAGCGGCGGCGCCCTTCATCCTCGCCGCCGCGGCGGTGGGCCTCCTCGTGCTGGTCATCGACGACCTGTCAGCCGCGATGCGCGGAGGCAACAGCCTCGTCGGCGAGTTCATCGACGGGATGTTCGGGGTGGGCACGACGCAGGGCATCGTGGCGGGCATCACCGAGGAGTGGGAGGAGCTGAAGGAAGACCTCCGCGACGTACAGCAGATCCTGGAGTTCATCGTGGACCTTCACCGGCGCGTCGTGGGTGGGGTCGTGCGGCACGTCAGCGGCACCCTGCGAACGGGCATCAACGCGGTACGGCACTTCCTCCCTGCCAGCACCGCAGCGCCCCCTGCGATGCCTCCTGAGGCCGCTGTGGGGGGCGACGTGGACGGTGCGGGGATGGAGGCCCCGGACTGGATGCGTGGGCGCCGTGGCCGGGCTGTGCTCGCGCGCTTCAACGTGCCCGCGACGCGGACGGTCTCCGCCGGCGGGGCCGCTCGGGGCAACGTCGTCACCCAGACGCAGACCCTCCAGCTCGCGCCCGGCGCCATCCAGGTGACCGGGGTGGGTGATCCGCGCCGCGCCGCGGAGATGGTGATTGAGGAGATCAACCGCCGGTCGCGAGCAGCGCGCGACCAGCAGGCACCGGGGGCACGCGACTCATGATGCTCACCTGGACCGATGCGGGCGAAACGGTCGCGCTCGAGCTCGACGTGGCCACGACCGAGACCTACGGCGCCACCGCCGAGGTGACCGAGCACCCCGTGGAGACGGGCTCCGCCGTCGCCGACCACGTTCGCCCGGCGAGCGACACCTTCACCGTCGAGGGCCTGGTGTCGAACACCCCCATCCGCGTGCCCTCGACGCAGATGCGGGGCGCGACGCGCGCGACCACGGTGCTCGACCTGCCCGTCGGCAAGGAGGTGGTCAAGGTGGCCGTGGGGCAGTGGTCGTCCACCTTCGACCGCGTGCGCGACTGCCACGCCCTGTTCGCCGCCCTGGTGCGCCAGGGCACCGTGGTGTCCCTCGCCGGCTCGCTCAGCACCGAGGAGTCCCTGGTGCTCATCGGCTACCGGGTGTCGCGCACCGCCGACACGAGCGGCGCCCTGCCCGTCACGCTCGACTTCAAGCGCTTGCGGCGGGTGTCCACGGCGCGCGCCCCGGTGCCCACCATCCGGCGGGTGCAGGTGCCCCAACAGCGCGGGCCGCAGCCTGCGGTGCCCAACGGGAGCTTCCTCTCCAACGTCTTCGGCGGGAGGTCGTAATGGGTGTCTTCTCCATCCCCTGCGCCCCTGGTGGCGCCTCCGCGTGGACGCAGAGCACCTCCCTCGACGGGGGGGACTTCGTCCTCCGCTTCGACTGGAACCAGCGCCTCGGTCGCTGGACCCTCACCCTCTCGACGGGCACCGGCACGGTCCTGCGCGCGGGCATGGTGCTGGTGGTCAACACCCGCATCCTGCGCGGCCTCGTGACGACGGGCCGTCCCGCAGGCGAGCTCACGGTGGTGGACACCCTCGGGCGCGGCGACTCCGACCCAGGCTTCGGCGACCTCGGCGCGCGCTTCCAGCTCGCCTACCTCGACGCCGAGGAGATGCGGAGGATTGATGCTGCTGTATGACCGCCGCTGGCGCGTCCAGGTGGGCACCCTCGTGCTCTCCGAGCGGGCGCGCGCCGACCAGGACGGCCTCGCGACGACGTTCAAGATCACCCGCAGCCTGTCCAGCACCCACGCGGGGACGTGCGAGGTGCGCGTGTACAACCTCTCGCGCGAGCACTCCGCCGAGCTCGCCGACGCCCCGCGCCGCACCACCTTCGTGTCGGTGGATGCGGGGTACGCCGAGGGCACGTCGAGACTCTTCACCGGCAACCTCCGCAAGGCCATCCCCTCCCGCGAGGGCACCGACTGGATCGTGACCGTGACCGCGGGCGATGGGGAGTACGCGCGCCGCAACGCCCGGGTGGGCCGCGCCTTCTCCGCCCAGACCAACCTCGCCGCCGTTGTGCGCTACCTCGCCGAGGCGATGGGCGTGGGCGTGGGCAACGCGGTGGAGGCCTTCCGTACGGCGCGCATGGGCGGGGGCGCCGGGGTGCTGGAGGATGGCACCCTCCTGCGCGGCATGGCCGCCGGGGAGCTGACCCGCCTGTGCGACTCCGCAGGGCTCACCTGGTCGATTCAAGACGGGCTTCTGCAGGTGCTCCCTGCCGGCGCATCCCTCGGCCGCACCGCCATCCGCCTCGGCCCCGACAGTGGGCTCATCGACACCCCCAGCATCCTCGACCGGCGCACCGTCGAGGCGAAGGCGCTCATCCAGCCGGGCCTCGTACCAGGGCAACAGGTAGTGCTCGCCTCGGCCCTGGTGGGCGGCGTGTGGCGCATCTCCGAGGTGACCTTCAACGGGGAGACCGACGGCGACCGTTGGGAAGCCGAACTCACCTTGAAGCGCCCGATGGGCAACCTCCTCGACCGGGCGACTCCCGGACAGACCGCAGTGGATTCGTAAGGAGATTGACGATGGTTGAGCGTTCAACGTGGCCGAGCGAGGAAGAGGTTTACGCGGCGCGGCGCGAGCTGCACGACCTTGAGCTCAACATGGCCTTCGTGGGCAGGGTGCAGAACTACGACCCGGCGTCGCAGACAGCGACGATCATCCCCCTGATGAAGGAGCAGATCCCGCGCGAGGACGGCCTCTACGACCAGGAGGACCTCCCGCCCGTGCCGCACGTCGCCATCCTCCAGCCGCGCACGCGAGGCTGGGGCCTGTCGATTCCCGTGCAGGACGGCGACACGGTGCTCTGCGTCTGCCTCGACGGCGACCCCACGTCGTGGCGCCGCGGGCGTACGAGCGAGGGGACGCACATCACCCGCGACCTGCGGCGGCATCACCTCGCGCACGCCGTCGCCATCGCGGGGTTCTACCGGTACAACGAACCGCTGAGGAACATGCAGCACGTCGCGCCCAGCGACAGCGCCGAGGCTCGGATGGTGATGGGGGCGGACGCTGACGACGGGGCGCGCCTGAGCATCTTCGGCGATGGTTCTGTTGTCGTGTCCAAGGGCACCAACGTGCGCCTTCGCATCGACGCCGACGGCATGGTGCACCTGGGCGGAGCGCCGGCTGCCACGAAGCCCCTTGCCGTGGCCGAGCTCGTGGATGCTCTCGCACAGTCCCTCAAGGACCACATCGCGGCATGGGTTCCCGTGCCGACCGATGGCGGAGCCTCGCTCAAGGCGCACATCGCCGCGTGGACGCCCCCCAGCGTGGCCGCGATCAAGGTCCGCGGCGTCTGATCTCACATCACAGGGCAGCCCAGCAGCCAGAGATCGCCCAGAGCTGGATCAACCGTCCGCCCGGGCACTCCCACGACCCCGGGGCTCCCAGAGACGGGCGGCGCGTCGAGCTGCCCTGCGTCCTGCCCCGCGTCCACCGCGGATGCGTCGGCGTCGGCCGCGGGCGACACATCCTCGGCGGCCCCGGCATCGGGCGCGCCCGTGTCGAGCTGTCCAGCGTCCGTCGCCCCCGCATCCTCGGCCCCGGTGTCGACCGCTACCGCGTCGGCGCCTGCGTCGGCGGCGGGCGCAGGGTCCGAGGCGCAGGCGGCGAGCACGAAGACGGCGGCGAGGTAGCGCATGGCCGCAGGATACGGCGCCGCTCCGCGGTTTGTCACGATCACTGTCACACCACCTCCTAGCCTCGCGCGCACCCGCCCCCGCACGCTCCAGGGGTGCGCACCCTGGCCCTCGACCCTCAGACCGGCGACCTCGCCCTCACGGCGTGGCGCCTTACCCTCGTCGAGGGCACCGACGCCATCGTGCAGCGCCTGCGCGGACGCCTGCGCCTGTGGGCGGGCGAGTGGTTCGCCGACACCGGCGTAGGCGTGCCGTACCGGGACTTCCTCGGCCAGAAGGGCGCCGCGGCGCTGGCGCTCGCTGAGACCTCGGTGCGCCAGGCCATCGCCACCTGCCCCGGCGTCGCCGCGGTGGAGTCCTTCTCCTTCGCGCTCGACCGCGCCACCCGCGCCGCCACCGTCGCCTTCCGCGTCCGCACGACCACCGGCGCGGTCGTCGAGGACGGCGGCTTCCGGATGGAGGGCTGAGCCATGGCGGGCGTCACCACCGAAGGCTTCGTCACCAAGACCTACGCCGAGATCCTCTCGGACATCGAGACGGCGCAAAAGGGCCTCCTCGGCAACGACCTCGACGTGTCGCCCGAGCAGCCCCTCGGGCAGATCAACGGCATCGTCGCCGCGGCCCTGCGCGAGCTGTGGGAGCTCGGGGCAGCGGTCTACGCCGCGCGCGACCCTGACGGCGCCACCGACCAGAGCCTGTCGCTCCTGTCTGCCATCACCGGCACCACGCGGCGCGCGGCGCAGCCGGGCACGGTGCGGCTGGTAGTGACCCTCGCCGCTGGCGCCACGCTCGCCGCTGGCGCCGTCGCCTCGACCTCCGACCCCACCAACCGCTGGGTCACCGTCGAGAGCGTCACCAACGGCAGCACCGCCGAGGCCTCGGTGGAGGTGCTCGCGCAGCAGGAGACGCCCGGCCCGGTGCCCGCGGCGTCGACGACCATCAGCACCATCGCCACCCCCGCCTCGGGCTGGGTGTCGGTGACCAACCTCTCCGCAGCGGTGCCCGGCGCCGACGCCGAGACCGACCCCGTGCTCCGACGTCGGCGCGAGGACGACCTCCAGGGCGCGGCGAGCTCGCCCCTCGACGCCATCGCCGCGGCCCTGCGCGCCGTCCCCCTCGTGACCGACGTGGTGGTCTGGCACAACACCACCAGCAGCCCCGACGGCGACGGGCGGCCCGCGCACTCCGTCGAGGCCCTCGTCACGGGCGGCGCCGACGCCGCGGTGGCCCTTGCGCTGTGGAACGCCGTCGCCGCCGGCATCGCCACCTACGCCCCCGACGCGGTGGCCGTGTCGGAGAGCATCCTCGACACTTCCGGCACGCTGCGCACGGTGCGCTTCGGCCGCCCCGCGGCGGTCAACGTGTACGTGGCTCTGTCGGTGCGCGTCGACCCCGCGCGCGACCCCGGCGACGCCGCGATCAAGGCCGCCGTGGTGGCCGCAGGCGATGCGCTGCGCGCAGGCGAGGAGGTGACGCGCGCGGCCCTGCTCTGCGGCGCCCTGGGCGTCACCGGCGTGCGCAACGTCACCGACGTCCGCATCGGCCTCTCCGCTCTCGGGGTGACCGACGCCGACCTCCCCATGAGCCCGCGGCAGGTGGCCGCCCTCGACGTGGCGCGCGTCACGGTGACCCGTGTCTGAGGCCGACCAGCCGACGCTGGCGCACGAGACGGCGCACGTCGCCACGGGCCTCGCGCGCCTCGCGCGGCAGTTTCGCAAGCCCGTAATCCAGGCCGTGTTGTCGGCGTACCTCGCCGAGGTGCAGGAGATCGAAGACGCCTTCTGGGCGCTCATCATCCTGGGCATCGACAACGCGCAGGGCGCACACCTGGACCAGCTCGGGGCGCTCATCGGCGAGCCGCGGCAGGGCCTGGGCGATCTTGCGTACCGCAACCTCGTGCGCGCCCGCGCCGTGTCCAACCGCTCGCGCGGCATCTACACCGACGTCCGGGACACGCTCCGCGCCTGCCTCGACGGGGTCAACTACACCCTCGACCCGTCGTACCCCGCGGGGCTCCTCGCCGACCTCGCGACCTTCCCTGGTACGGGCCTGCCTGCGCGCATTGGCGCCCTCGTGCGGCGCGCCGCGGCGGCGGGTGTGGGCGTGGCCCTCGTGTCGCCTGCGGCCGCGGGAGACACGTTCGCCTTTGCGGAGGGCGACGACGTGGAGGTGGACACCGAAGGGTTCGCCAGCACCGACATGAGCACCGGCGGTGCTCTCGCAGGAGTGTACTGATGGCAGAGCGACCGACGAGGCGACCGCGCTTCGGCTACGACGCACCGAGTGGGCGAATGTTGGAGCCCCTCGCGGGCGTGGCCTCTGCGGGCTTTGCGCCGGGGCAACGGCCCCCTGCGGAGTGGATCAACTACCTCCTCCACTTCACGACGGCGTGGTGCGATTACCTCGCGGGCCCCGGCTGGGGAGCGTGGGGACGCACGGCGCACGGCGGATCCGCCCCGGTGCTCACCGCGGTGGCCGGGCTCGCCGTCGACGCCGACGACACCCGCGCGACGGGCGGGCGGTATCGGTACATCCTCGCGGGCACGAAGGCCGGGCCGACGCCCATCCTGGCGGTGTCGCGCACGGGGCGAGGGTGGATCGAGCGCGCCGCGCCCTCTGCCATGACGGTCATGTCGGGCTGCGCTGTCGTCGGTGACCGGGTGCTCTGCTGGGGCACGGTGACGGGGCCCACCTTCAAGCTCTGGTACACCGACCCCGACACGCCCAGCGTGGCGAGCGCCATCAGCGTCGACGACGGCACGCAGTGGGTGGAGGCCACCGACCTCGCCAGCTACGCGGTGAAGGGTCTCGCGTGGAACGGCGCGGGCGAGGCGTGGGCCGTCGTCGACAGCACCCCCACGCTCATCACGCTCGCACGGTCGACGGACGACGGCGAGACCTGGCCGTACATCGTGGGCTTCAGCACCGGCGTCACGTCGGGCGCGATCAACACCGACATCGCCTGGGACCAGGCGCGCGGGCGGTACGTCGTTGCCACCGACGAGGGCGACATCGTCGCGTGGAGTCCCACCGCCCTGGTGGGCACCGCGCTCGACACGCTCTCGGGCATCGCCACCACCGCCAACGTCCGCCTGCGTGCAGGCGGCGGCACCTGCCTCGCTTGGGCCTCGGTCGACCGCGCGGGCTCCGCGCTGGGCGCCTCCCTCCTCTGGCGCTC